ATGGTTGCCGCCAAGAGAAAGGCGATCACGGAAATGCCCAAACAATAATATAACTACAATAAATGACAAAACAAACAAGAAAGAATGCCGCAACAAATGCTTCGGCAAAGTCTTTCACTTTAGTCGCCTGACAAAAGTTTGTTAGTCCCACGAATTTCCATCTTAAATGGAGGTTGTGGGTTTGTTAGCAAGCCTTCACGAAAAGCGGCACGAGTCTTTGGCCCTTGTATCTTTCCACTTAGGTCAGGTCTTGCGATCCGCAATGAATTTTCCATTTGTTCAGCAAGGTCTAACATTCGCTCTCTGTTGGCAATAGCTTGTTGTTGTGCATCTCTAGTTTTTGCACGAGCCGCAATTTGTTCAAAAGCTACAGCCTTGTCACGGGCTTTTGTAATTGCATCTTGCACCCACTCTCGATCTTGGATTCGTGTTGCAATAGTTTTATCAGACAATGTTTTCATGCCTGGCAATATTTCAGCCAAATCAACACGGGTTCTGTCAAATGCAACCTTTTCAGCGGCAGTAAAGTCAAATGTGCGACCCAAAGCGGCTTTATCTGTTGCAGATTGTAAAGATGTACCAAAGTCTTGGAATGTAGATGGCGTAGCACCACGAACACCCGTAGAAACCTCTGGAACGCCTGTTAATGGATTAATTTGAAGTTCTACAGCACCACGAGTGGGTTGGCGAGAAGCCGCCTCCAAAGCAGCTTGTTGTGCCTCTGCTTGTTGACCAAGTGTGCGAGACATTCCTGATCTACGAACATCTTCTGCCCGTAAGCCAGAAATAGTTCCTTGCCCACTAGGTGCGGTAAGTTGTGGTGGAGTGGGTGCAAAGCCAGGCGTTTCAACACGAGGGCCATACTGGTTAGGCTGAATAACAAAATTAGGTTGATATGGGCCTTGACCAGGCATCAAAACCTCTACAGGGGCTTGATAAGGAACAATAGCCTGACTCTGAGGAATAGGTTGTGCCGCTGTTGCAACCTGACTAACAGGAATACGGGCATCACGCAAAGTTAAACCCGCTTGATAACTTGGAGAAGCCAATCGACTTGCCGCCAAAGACCCAATACCTTCGCCAGCCAAAGTTCCCATAAGACCGCCAAATGCCGCACCTCCAACGCCAAATTGACTACCAATTGCCGCACCCGTTGCACCACCAATACTTGCTCTTGCAATTCGAGGTGTATCAGCAAATCCTTTAGATGGTTTGACAGCAAACGCATCTGGATAATTACCCGCAATTTTTCCAAGTGCGGCAATATCACCCGTCATAGCATTATCTTTTTCGGTAATGCGACTAAGTTTGGTGACATCAATAATGCCTGTATTGAAGTCTGTAGCGGCTTCATAAGCATAAGTTTTAGCCATCTTTTGCCTAGCATCTCTAAACTGAGATAAAAGTTTTGGATTGAAAATGTTTGTTTCAATCATTGACTCTAAAGCAGTGGCAATAGCTAAGTTTGTGTCTGCAACATCTAAAGCAGCAAGGTCTGCGGATTTGTTGTTGTATGTCTTTTGAGCACGTTGACGCAATGTTTGAACATTTTTAAGGACTTCTGCACCAGTTAAGCCCTTTGTTGTTTTGGTAACGGCATCATCAATAATTGCATTAATACCTTTTGCATACTTTTCTGACCCAATAACAGATTCATCAGGACGTAGTCTATTTAAAGATGAAAGTAATGAATCATCAGCAATCATTGTTGGTAGTTGCCTAACTTGGTTATATGGTTCAGCAACCCTTATTCTTGCATTATTAAATGGTGTTTTACTATCAAATTGCGTAGTTTCTGGCAAACCTAATTCATTCAAGGCAACTTTACGCACTTGATTTTTGTTTACATCAGTTATTGCTCTTGAGCCTTGCTCTCCAGCAATTGCAGAAATTGTTCGAGTACGAATTGATGGTTGAATATCTTCTGGAGACAATGCAATACCAAGACGTTGTGCTTCTTTGGCGGCATCAATTTGTGGCCCACGAGCGTAGTCTTCTAAAGACATTCTTTCACGCCTAGCTTGAACCATTGGCTCAAAAGGCAATTTTGCACCAATAACGGCTTTCTCTAATGCGGGTGCGGCTAATTCTTGTATTGTTCGAGCAGCAGGTTTAGCAATAGTAGGTGCGGCAAGACCCAATGAAGCCATGTAACTTTCAACATCTGGCGCAGGAATTCCTGTTTTTTCAGAAATAAATTTAGCACCTTTTTGGAAGTTTTCTCCAATAAAATCTAGCAGTTGACGACCAGCTTCACCCTGATATTCTGGAGTCTCAGTAACACCAGCCATCTTTCCAAATGGTTTGTCAACAGCAGAAACAATCCTTTGTGTAGCCGCTTGAGCCTCTTCAGGAGAGCGTCCCAAACGTGCCAAAGGATAGCCTACCATCTGTGCGGCAGCAGGTAATACACCGCCAACAGTAACATCAGCCAATGAAGCGGCAGACCTTAAAAGTTGGCCTAACGAATTTGTTGGTTGTTGTTTTGGTTTAGCAACCAAAAGGTCTTCATAACCAGAAACGCCCGTAGCTTCAGTTGGGAGCAAGTCTTCATATCCAGTAGCCATTTACAACTCCTGATTAGTTTTTTGTTTAAAACGCTCACGCACTTTATCAGCGGGTGCTCCTGCGGCAATTGCTGCTTTTGCATTTTGCCTTTCTTGATCTATGCTTACTGTTGATGCAGATGGTGCATTGGTTGGTATTTGTTTTGAAGCAGAAACACCATATTGTTTAAGAGCAGGTCTATCAAACAAAGACTTACCACCTTCTCCATCAAACCAAGCATCTTCTGCGCCATCATAGGTTGTGTTCGTTCTATACCACTTGGCATAAAAATCACGTTGTTCAATATCTCGCTGTAGTTGTTCTCTAGCAACTGTAAGAATAAACTTATTCGCCTCTTTGGTATTACCCAATCTTGCACCAGTTTGCTCAATACGCTCGGCATCGGTCTTAGTTTGCGTACCTTTTTGCTCAAGTTGTTTTGACAGAACTGCTTGGTTTGCATTGGCTAAGAATATTTGTGAATCTGAGGCAAATCTTTCAGCACCCTGAACCCCCAAAGCAGACAAAACTTTTGCGGCAGAAGCGGCTGTTTCTGTACCAAAACCAGTTTCAAAACCTTTATTCAAAATATTCAAATTGGATGTAATTGCAGGTAAATTCTTTTGAGCATTTCTAGCTGTTGGAGCAACATTTTCAAAGAAATCTTTAGTTAAAGACTTGCCTCGCTCACTTTGTTCTGCTTTTTGTGATTCTGGCAACTTAACTTCTACACTTGTTCCACGGCCTTGACCTTCAGCTTTAATTGCTGCTTGTACTTGAGCTAATAGCGGAGAACCAGCTGGCAAAGTTGCCGCATATTCTTGAAGTTTTTGAATAGTTGGTTTTGACTCTGCCTTATCAGGTTTTTCTGGTTTTTCGTATAAAACCAAATCTGCGGGTAATCCAGTTCTTTGATACTCTGCAAGACTTGCGGGAGTATATTTACCTGATTCCACTAATTTCTGAAATGGATCAGCTTGGACTCGCTCACGACCTGCTTGAGCCATAGAAGCCGCTGCAGCTGCCCGTCTTTGTTGTGCTTGAGCCATCTCACTTTGTGCTTGACGAGCATATTGAGCCAAAGCCATAGCACCTTGTTGGTCGCCAGCTTGTGCCAACATCTGAGCGCCTTTTAAGATTGACTCAGGATTAGATTGGTCTATCTGTTGGGCAATAGAGTTTCTAGTGCTAATCAACTGTAACTGTGGGTCTTGAACGCCCATAGCACCAGCAATAGCACCACCTAGACCTTTAGCACCCGCATAGGTCATTGCCGCACCCGCTTCACCAGGAGTCAGTTTAGCAAGGTCAATACCCTCACGTAAAGCACTTCTGCGTTGTTGCTCACCATACATTTCAGGAGTCAGCCCAAACAAACCCGCTACGATATTTTCTGCCATGATGATTCCTTACAAGAATTGAGACATGAGGTCTTGGTTGCCATAATAAGTACCAGTACCAAATGTTGTTGCTGGCGCACTCATAGCCGTAACGGGCGGTACACCACTAAACAAACCACCCACATATTGCCCCAATGCAGGGTTAGCCGCCAAACCACTTATTGCAGAGGCGTATGGGTTTCTAGTGGCATCTGCACCAGTAGCTAGAGCAACGCTTTGACCCGCACCCGTTAAGCCTAAACGACCTACGTTGTAACCTGCTGTAGACGTTTCTTTACCAAGACCAACGCCCAATTGGAAGGGTTGTTGTGCAGCAGTCTCTAAACCTTGAACTTGTCCCAAAGCAGTCGTGTAAGGAGCGTAAGCGGCTTGTTGACCACCATAGTATTGACCCATAGCTTGAGAGCCTTGACCCAATAGACCAGCACCAAACAAGACGTTTTGCTGACCATACTGTTGAGCATTAGCCGCCAATTGAGCCTCTTGTTGCGCTCTAGCGTTGTACAAAGCCTGTAGTTCAGGAGTTGTAGCACCCAAAGTACCGCCTTGGGCAACCGCTAAACCACCACGACCTTGTTGTTGGAGTCTGTTTTGCAAATTAGCAAGTTCAGTCTCACGACCAGGTTGCAACAAAGCCATCTGCTGATTGAGATAGTTTTGTGCAACATCTTGTGGAGATTGAGCCAAATACTGATTACCTAGACCAAACAAACTTTGTGCGCCTGCTTGTAGAGGAGCAAATGCTTGTTGTGCGCCTTCTGCTTGTTGCAGACCAGACTCAGCTAATTTAACCAAGCGGTCTTGAGCATTTTTTGCTTCAGGGCTTAGTGTGTATCCTGCGCTTGTCAATTGACCAGTAACTGGATCAACTTGGAACTGTGAAGTTCCAAAACGAGTAGTCATGCCAACAGGTCTAAACTGAGCCGACTGTTTAGCAAGCGTAGTCTCTCTGTCAATCATGGCTTGCGCTTTTTGAGCCGCTTCACGAGATGTTTGTTGTTGCAGAAGACCTGCCGCAGTAGTCGCACCACTTGTTAATAAATTACCAATATTTGTAGGATTTAAAAGACTAGTAATTACTTTAGGAATAACAGGAGGGATTACTGGGGGAATAACTGGAGGTATTACAGGAGGTATTACAGGAGGAACGCCTGGAGTAATTGGAGGTGATACTTGTGGAACATCGGGAACAATTGGAGGCGATACTTGTGGAACATTGGGTGTAACAGGCGTATATGGCGTAATAGGTACTCCACCACTTGTAAGTAATCCGCCTGTTAAAGTTCCAGCAGTCAACCCACTAAGTTGTTCAGCAAGCGTCAATGCGCCCAAAGTTCCACCAGCACCACCAAGAGACATATCGAGTTGTGTCAACTCAGATAAAGTCAATCCTGTACTGCCAATAGTTCCTGTTCCACTACCACCTGTTAGGTTAGTCAAAGTGCTAGTCAAAGCACCAGTAGTTAAAGAGTTAGCAAGAGCAGTTGCTCCCGCAGTACCGCCCGCACCACCAAGAGCCAGATCAAGTTGAGCCAACTCAGCCATTGTTAGACCAGTAGAGCCAACAGTAGCAGCTCCTGCACCACCACCAAGACCCGCCAAAGCAGCACCGCCAAACAATAGCCCAGCACCTGCTAAAAACTCACCAAACCCACTCTCAACCTTCTGTTGTGTACCAGTACGCTCAAGTTCACCAGTTGGTGTGTATTGGTTATAAGCACCGCCAGTTTGATTCTCACCAACTTTGTAAGTCAGGACATTTTCTAAGCCACCTATCTGCTGATCTTGACCAGAACCAGTTACTTGATAAACAGGTTGAACAATGGTGTCACCAAGGGTTACTGTTTGACCCTGAGGAACAGTAGCCGCCACACGAGCCGCAACCGCACCCTCATCTAACCCAACAGCTTGAGCCATCTGAGCAGGAGAGACTCCATAAGTCTCCATAGCCGTGACGATCTGGGCATCACTCATGCCTGGATTAGCAGTTAGAAAATCTACAATTTGTGCGCTTGTTACAGCCATGATTGCTCCTTATTGTGGCTCAATAGGCCATGTGATTGTCCAAGGAAATCCAGACTGCGTAGTTACATCACGCAATGATTGACGATATGTTGCCCAAGCAGTTTTATCCATTGGCGAATCAGCGAGTTGTGTCCAATCAGAGTCTTTCAACTTTTGATTGCGTTGCTCACGAACTTTTACGGCTTCCTCAGAGTCTGGTATTTGAGTGATAACCCAATTTGTTAACCATTGACCATTGGATTGAACTGGTGCGCCAACATGGGCACGTTCACGTTGGGCATTGATTGTAGGTTTGTCAACCCATTGCACTTCTGCGTAATCGGACATACCAGCAGAGTCAAGCTGTATATCGCCAATGTGTCTTGGATATTCAGAAGTTGAAAGTTTGATGTATGTGGTCATATTGTTGTTACCGATGAAGTTAATGAAGAAGTAGAAGTCGCTCTAGTTGTGGCCGCATCAGTTTTTGTTGATGTGGAACTTGCAAATCCACCAGCGGAATCCGTATGAGTTGCAGTGGACGAGGTGGAACTTGATGTACTGTAAGTTATTGACGCACCGCCTACAGTATATGTTCCAGTTAATGAGCCATCGTTAGGCAGTTTTGCAAACATAAAGTCATTAGAGCCGCTTCCAACACCAGCCGTACCGCAGACATACATAGTGTCAGAACTGTCAAACACAATTCCCCTGCCAGTAAACGCTGCCGAACCATTACCAATTTTTCGTTGCCACTGAAGCACTCCTGATGAATTGTATTTAGCCATGCCAAAATAGCTGATTGAACTTACGTTTGTTTGTCCGTTAGGATAAACATTTCCAGAACTGTCAACGGCTATTGAAGTTCCATAATTAGCTTCAGTCTCAGACAATTTTACTTGCCATTGAATAGTTCCAGATGTGTTGTATTTGGCTATTAAATAATCAGCACTAGCACCATCAATGTATCCGTTGACATATACATTTCCAGAACTATCAACAGCCATTGCATTGCAAACATTAGTTCCACCATTGCCTAACTGACGACTCCATTGCAATGTGCCAGATGTGTTGTATTTAGCAATAAAATAATTAAATGCGGGGCTACCTACATTTTGATACCCGCCAACATAAACATTACCTGAACCATCTACTCCAACACACGATGGATTGCCAGCATCTAATGAGCGTTGCCATTGAATAGCACCTGAAGAATCATATTTAGCTACTTGAGTGTTTGATGTGCCCGATGTATTACCACCCCCGCATATATAAACATTATTTGAACTGTCTAAACTTATACCACCAAGGTCTCTAAAATGAGTTCCCAGTTGGCGTTGCCACAAAATAGTGCCTGATGTGTCCAATTTTATTATTTGTAAGGCATTTGAAGGAACATCGTCACCAGTTCCACCAAAGGCGTAGACATTATTTGCGCTATCTACTGCCAAAGAAACTATGTAAGTAGCCGTTCCTGCCGCACTATTAATATTTTTCTGCCATTGCAGAACGCCCGCCAAATTGTATTTTGCAATCTGCCATTGATTGATGCCACTTATATTTGAACCACCACCCAAGTAAACATTTTTTGCGCTATCTACAGCAATTGCATAAGGTACATCACTTGTTGTATCTCCAAGTAGTCCAATCCAATTGGGATTGAATATAGGCCATGTTCCAGCTTTTATATACTGTACGGCTTGGTCAAGTGTCCACACTCCACTGGCTGTGCTAGAAGAAACTGTTGGTGGAGTGGCTGAAATTACACCACCTATGTAACGAATGGACATTGTGAATCCTTATGTGATTTCTTCAAAGCTAATCGTGGCAACCAAGTCACCAGACGCACTAGCAATTGCACCGATGGATTGATTCTCTAGCAAATAAAATGCTGTAGTTTTATCACTGATAATCAATGAAGCATCCGCTGGAACAGAGATGGTTGACGCAATAGCTGTTGCCGTTCCACCCAAAGCAGCCGCAGAATAAATATTGACTGTGATGTCAGTCGCTACTGTGCCATCAATGTTGGCAATCAAGATTGAGTTAATCTTAAAGACCTTATTGCTTGATGCAGCGTTTGATGCAAGTTGAGTTGCACTTGTACCCACAGCAACCGATAAGGTATTACCGATAATACTTGTGACGTTTACGATATTAGGATTTGCCATAATATTTCCTTAAAAACCAAAGAGCATTGCCAAGGCAATAGCTTTACCTGTTGAAACACCAGCAGTTCCCCAAGTAGGAGCTGCACCAGAACCGCCAGAAAGAAGTG